ATGAACTTATCAGAAAAAGTTAAGGCTGTTCTAGACAGTAACGCGAGTGCATATAAGATTGAGCAACTGACTGGAGTGAATTCTTCAATTATTCTGCGATTAAGAAATCATAGTCGGTCCATCAATAACCTTTCGTTAGGAACTGCCGAAAAGTTGGAACGGTATTTCGATTATCGCCTCGCACACTTGCTGAAAAAGAATGATAATGATCAGAAACTTTCGTATTTTCGTCATCGATTAACAAATTTACTCCAAGAGTTGTATGAAGCTCAAGAAACCGAAGATCGAAAGGATCAGATAGTCGATGATAATCGTGCAATGACAGCCGTTATTGAACAACTATTTGATGATATTTTAGACGATGCGGCAGAGATCAGAAAACTTCAAAAAATTTATGATCGATTGGCAAAACAAGATCCAAAACTCACCTTTTAGACCCATTCATTATTCTGATCAGTTTTAAGTTTCCTGTTTCATTTAAATGTTGATCATGATTTTATGTCTTGTAATGAAGACTTAAATCATGATCTTTTATTTTGAGGAGCTAAAAGTGTCTGTTTTCAAACGAAGAATAGCCGCTACCAATTTAAATATACACAAAAATCAGCATCGTCCCTTTTGGTAGTGTGTTAAAAAATGCTCATTGTAAAGTCCGGATATGGCTTATCCAAAAAAGTTCACCCCCACACAATACAAGGTGAACTTTCGCAATTGAATCTCAATTCTAATATCTGTTAAACGAAGAGTGCAATAAAGGCCTGCCAAATAATTCGATACACTTTAGTATGCGTTTTATGAACCAAAGCCCTTATTTATCGCCCTTTTCTTCCTCATCGGTTTGAAGAACCGCCATAAAGGCTTCCTATAATATAGGTAGTTTTGGACTTATCTATTAAATGCTTCGCTTACTTAATAATGATTGACACTATTAGTATTCATAAGGATTATTTAATTCAATGAAAACTCTTAATATCTGAAATCACTTAGTCTTATTTTATGATAGGAAGTAAAAATGGTGGAATGGAATCTATATAAATCCTAAAAAAGAAATTGGTTCTATGGTTGATACTTCAAAATTTTTAATCTAAATTGATTTTAACTTTCTTACTTAAGAGTAGTAACGACAAATAGCGACACTACTAGTGTTACAGGACATACTTGCCACATAACCTTTATTTTTGTTAAAAAGCCCACCCCGAATTGACGAGATGGGCTTAATTTTTTTAAAAGTTTATTTTAAATTACCCTGTTTTTTTAAAAGCTCCACGATATTCATAGTAGGTAAAATTAAGGCACGATTTTCGTTTGATAGATTGGTAAGGGACGACACACAACTACGCAAATATGGAAATAGGATTGCAACAGCATTTCTAGAAAAGAACACTTCTTTTCCAATATTAGTTGCATCCTCATCAGAATTATACGCAAACATGCCTTCTAATGAAACTTCAAGTTTAAATGGAAAATTGTTTTCATCAATTTTGACTGACAATTGAATGATTACTTTATCTTTACTTGAATCATTGATATGAACAGAAAATTGAGGTGAAATTGTGTTTTTTCCATTATCAATATTTTTAAAGCTTTTATTTCTCTCATAATACATTTTGATGATTCTATAGTTTTTGAAGTCAATAACTGCCATTATGCCGCTATACTCCCATCTTTATTGGCCACAAACTTTAAACTTCCGTTTGTGACATTAACTTTCATGTCTTCTTGTGAGACATCAAACTGAAAAGATATTGTTTTGACATCGTCTTTAACAAGATTCCAAGAATCATCAAACATATTTACGGCTGGATCCAAAAAATAAAAGCCATCCAAAGCAAACGGGGGTTCCCAGTTAAGTGAATCATCGTTATATAGATGTCTCAAATCCTTAATATCCGAATCACTTAATTTTACTTTAGAATTTTTAATTTTGTTTAAGTCAAAATGAAAGGTCATTTGGAATTTCCTCCTCCGCTAGATTGATAACTTTGCGCTTCTGTAGCAATGTAGATTCCCTTACAGCGTATATAAGCCTCATATGTGCAGTAGCAGTAGCTGAAGACTTCTTATAACTCTCGTTAGAAGCCACTAAGCCTTCTTTGTTAATGTTTTTGTAATATCCTGCGACTTTAACAACGGAAAAAATGGATTGCTTTTTGTCCGGGCTTGTTATTGCATTTTCCCGACAGATGACATCATGAATAAAATTAATAACGTTTCCATTATTCTTAATATTTATTGTCACCCCATACTTTTTTGCATAGGAAATAGCTGCTAATTTCATTTGTATGCTCGTTTCTTCGTCCGTTAGGTCTAAAATATCATTTTGCGAACAAATCAAAGATGATTTTGCTACATCTACTGTTATCTTAGGATTTTTGCGTTGCTTATCTCTAACCCAGTACTTCACATTAGATAAATTGTCCCAGAAGTACATCCCCTTACCACACCATTTCCCGTCTTCTCCTGATGGTATGAAACCTCCTGATACAAACTTCATATTACGCTGGAAGGAATCAACATGAAATAGTGGGATAATTACATCTGGAAAAGACGTTATATCATTCGTTCTCATCAGTCCAATCCTCTATAAACTCATTTTACTGATTTTTAACGGTTTGGTTTTCAGACATTTTTCTTACTTCACTGGAATGTTTATTATTCTGTGAGTTGCTTTTCTTGTCCAAATTTATCCAATGCCTTCCATAGATCATCACCAACAACAGTCCAGTTACCCTTTAAGGCTAATCGATCGGCTTCGTTAGGTGAACTTGAATAATTATATTCATTCAGTGTCGACCCTAAATCTAATACTCTGGCAGCACCATTAGCAAAAGACGGCATTGCAAACAAATCATCGAATTTCATACTGCTAGCCTCCCCATAAAAACGTCCTTCTTCTATAGAGTTATTCTAACATTATAGGTCACTAAATCAATTAACAAGATGTTTATTTAATAAATTAAAAATCATTCTCTAACATCGATGTACACAAAAACCCGGTAGCCAAAAGTCCACCTTGAATTAATCAAGATGAGCTTGACATCAACCTTTCTACATCATGTATTCGCTTTTACACCTTCTGTTGAAAAATGTAAACAGTAACCCAGCTAAATTTAATTTTCGATATGCACAAAAAGCCCACCCCGAATTAACGAGGTGGGCTTCTGACATACTTTATTTAACTTGTTTAATCAAGTCTACATAATCCTTGTTGGCCGTTAAATAACCAACCTGCGTTTTGAGTGAGTAGATGTCACCGTCTTTAACTGCGACTCCATAAAAACGGCTACCCTTAGCGAAACGCACATATCGCTTGTTCTTATTTCCTTTGAGGGGCAACTTGTTGTATGCGTGTACCAGGTCAGCTTTTACCTCAAACAATCCTTTGGAAGCGTAATATGAAGGTTTGACCGGTGTATCAGATTTACCGTTTGACTTTAATATACCTTTGAAATCATAACTGGCATCTACATGCAAGCCTTTGAAGTTATCAGTGAACTGCCAAATAGCAGTGTTATTTACACCCGGCTTGGGAGTCCCATAGGACGCCACCCAAAGTTTAGCATATGATACAAGTTGCGCCTTATGAATACGGCCATAGTTGAACCATGAAGCTGATCCATAGACAAGCAAATTGTGATAACCATTGGAATATAGGTAGCTAAGGAACCTGTTAATGCCTGAAGTGCAATTGCTTGGCAAGTCGGCAGCCTCTACATCAATTGCCAGCCAAGTCGTTTTATCTAGTCCCATTTTCTTAACTTTATCTAGGAAATAAGCAGCCTCATTTGAAGCACCATGCCAAAAATGATAGGCAGCTACCACACCAAACACTTTATAAGCATTAGCAATTTGGTTAGCGGCTTTAGGTGAAGTGTAATAGGATCCTTCCGTTAACTTAACAATTGCTCCAGAAACGCCGTAAGACTTCAAAGTGTTAAAAAAAGCAAGAGAATCAGATTGATATGATGAGGTATCAACAATAATTGAATATGCCATTATTTCTCAACCTCACCTTCCAATTTTGCAATATCACTTGCACCGTCACTTTCCACAGTATCGATGCTATCTGATTTCGAAGTATCTACTTTGGCATTCGTGTTATCGGTTGTTGATTGAGCATCGACTTCAGGCTTCTCTTCAACAACGTCAGAACTAGGAGTAGTATCAACAGGGACAATATCTTTACCTGAACGCTTATACTCTTGATAGACGTTTTCGATTAGTCCCTTAACTAGGGCAGAATTAGCCCAGCTATAGCCATGATCGCTAATAAAATTAAGGGTCTCGCTTAAAACCGCGTTAAAACGATCTGTTTTGCTCAATGCTGATACCTGTGCATACATAGCCACAAAGCTTTCAATTGCCGTTAATAATGATTTTTGTTGAGCAGTCTTTACATGTGCTTGAGCAATTGGTAAAACCGCTTTCCAAACAGCTAGAATAAAAGCAATCCCTGCAGCCAAAACGCCAGTTGATTGTAAATAGTTAAAAGTCTTAGTTAAAATTGCGAACATTATTTGGCCACCTCCTGGGTATCATTTTTTCCCAAATCGTTAGCAACGTCTTTGATGACTTTACCATCAGCTTTTAACAAATCTGTTTCGGTGTCTGCTTCCAAAGATTTGATAAGTTCCTTAACTTCATTTTTGAGTTGAGTGGGAACTTTCTCGATATCCTTACCGCCGTCTAAAACATTTGATGCAAACAATAAAGCCAAAGTTGAATAGTTTTTCTTTAACATATCAGAGATCTCCTTTATTTAACATTCCGAATTTACTGCGATACTCATCATTTTCCTGTTTAAGTGCCCGATTAGTTTCCTTCAATCGCCAATTGGATTCACGTAAACTGCGATTTTCTTCCTCTTTCAATGCGATTTGTTGGCCTAATTGTTTTTGCATTTGGTCTTTTTCTTTTGATAATTGGTCAAAATCTGCTTTCAAGTCTTGATACTTATTTTGCATATTTTTCATAGCATCGTCCGAGGTCTCCCTCACTTTTTGAATCAGCCAGTCATCTAACTTACGACGGTCTTCATCGTCTTGACGCTCATCTTTTTTATGTTCATGAATGATTGCCCAGATGGTTCCAATTAACGTGGCTAGACCGCCTAGGCCGCCTAAGCTGATCATATCTGAAACAACCTGTTTAACATCCATTGTGTTTTCCACCTCGCATTGCAGTGCCAATCAGCAATGCAACGGCAAGGCTGGCAAACACCCAAGTTAAATTAAAGCGAATATCAAAAACGCCCCGGATCATAAATCCGAAGGCGAGATAACCAAACAATGGGGCAATAATAATCATGCCGGCATTTCTTAATGTAATTGAATCAAGTAATACTCCACTTAGCAGGACAATCCCGCCAATCACTAGTAATCCGGCAAACCACCAATCATCGGCAGCACCGAAAACTACATGTTCCGCAAAGCCAGGAGGTGGTGGCGGTGTAACTTTTGGGCTATCCAAATAATTCAGATGAAAAAAGATATACGTGCCAGCCATTAAGGAAGCTAAGCCGAAACATAAATGCGAATAATATTTTCCAATCCTTTTTAGCATTTTTATCACTTCCTAAATTTTGGGTAAAATAAAAGCACCTATCCAACAGATAAGTGCAACTTCATATATGGGGATATATGAAATTAAATCATAAATAAAAACCGAAAAGATATATTTGAGGGTAATATCTTTTAAATATGACTAGTAACCGGGGAGGTCATTAACCATGACATCTTTGTAGCATGATTTTGAAAGTATTAGTTAATATTTGATTTCTCTTTTTCAAAAAAGCAATCTGAAGACTACCCGAAGAAATTTATCATAATGTACTGTTTACCCGATTGCCGGTATCAAGTGTTACATAATAAGTCATAAAAATATCCTTATTTCTAATTAAGCGATTTTAATTGAATCAATTATTCCGAAATATTCGAAATAGCTGCTGGTTGCTACACTGGTACCAAGATCTGTTCCAGTTTCTGATCTGGACCAAAACCTAACGTGGGTACTGTCAACTAAGGTTGCTCCTAATTGATAGTCACCGCCTTCACCGTCGATAGTAGCATATCCAGTTATACTTCCAGTTGGTTTGTTTTGTGAAAGGGATATAGTTAAGACGCCATTCAAATTATACCCCCATGTAGCCGATTCTGGTTTTACATTAGTTTGTACCGCTGCCATATAACTTTTAAAAGTTATTATTATACCATTCTTAGCTTGCTGAATTGGATGATAAAGTTCAATTGTTGTATTGATAAACATGTGAAGATCATATTCATCCCTGACACTCCCAGGATTCATTTTGATAACTTCATCTGCATATTGATATCTCGATCCGGTTACAACTGTTGGCGTAATAAACATATCTGTTCCGGACGGTAAAAAATATTGATAAATCAACTTGCCATTATGGTAAAGCGTATTTATTTGTTTTCCGTTATGATAAAGCGTATTTATTTGCTTCCCATTGTGAAAGATTGCCATTAGTCGTTCACCTCGGTGTAGTAAAATCCTTCCGTGTCACTTTTTGAGGAAGACTGTGCGTGGGTATCACTATCTGATTCTACCCAGTTTGCTTGTGTAATAACATCACTACCAGCTTGTTGAAGCTTAGCGGTGAAGTTGGTGTCTTGTCCTGTTCGTGCAACGTCGCTCGGTACACCATCTTTAGTGATGTATGGATTGCCGGTTGTCTTATCAATTGGTGCAGTATCAAATGTGTTATTACCCGTAAACTCTTGGTCTGAACCCGTTCGTGCTAGGTCAGATGGTAAACTGCTTGCTAGTAATAACGGATTATTGTTAACAGTTGGAACGGTATCAAAGTTATTTGCACCAGATAGGTGGGCTGCTGCTGAATCGTTAGCTATTTGAGTATAATTTGCCTTACTTCCATCTAGCCAAACGTGATACATTAATATCCCTTGATTAGTTTTGGATCCAATTAAGAACCCTTCACCAAAAGCATTGCTCCCCGTCGTACCAGATTGTTGTATATCAATAACACCCTTAGCTGATGACATGCCATTAAAAGGACTATTTACCACTGTACTATTTGCATAAACTGTATGGAGTCCTGCACTAAGGCTCATTAGAGTGGCTGATAGGTCGTCATTGCTACTAGTTAAGCTAATAAGTGGAGTACCATCATCATTGGTTACTTTATTTTTTTGCCAGTTTGATGTATCAGTAGTATGCACAACTTTGGAATCATCAGCGAATTGAATCCAACTAGTGAAATTAAGGACACCACCATTATAATTCCAAGAACGCATTCCTAAAATATCATTATTTGTTTCGTACGCAACTTGAACACCATTTGCACTAGATAAAGGAATTACCTGATAAATAGTATAATTATCTCCACTCGGTATTCCATCAGTTCCACTAATTGATTGATAAAATCCAGCAGTTAAAATAGTATTCATATCAGTTGAATTTAATTGAGTAATTGTTGAATGTAAAACTTTACTATCATCAGCAGGCGTGTAACCAATTGCATCTTGTTTGGCGTTAACCTCTTCAATTCCCGCTACATCACTAGCTGGTTTACGCATATCAGCAATATTCACTTTTTTATCTAGTTGCTGATTAACGTCAACCGTCTTGGCATAAGCATTCCCTGCACCGTCAGTGGGATCCGTGTCAAATTTTTTTTGCCCATCAATTGTTTCGTCACCGGTCGTATGGACAACCGTATCATTGGTAGCAAACGAATCATCAATCATATTAAATTGAATTTGACTTGCATTTGAAAACCCAATGTTGAATTTATACGTATATGATACCGGAGTACTACCAGAAAAAGCTGGTATTGTATCTGGACTATTTGTTGATGTGATAACTGCAATTAATTGTGATTGCCCATTTTGAGAATCAGATCCCCAAATTCCAAATACCCATGCCTTGTAATCGGCGCTTATGGATGAGTTATCAACGACTGTTGAAATAATCAAGGTATTACTATTTTTAGAGAATCCGTTTGCACTAACAGTTTGTACTACCTTTGGAACAGATGTCATTGTTGAGATGTCTGTTGTCGATGACAGCTGAGTATCACTTATTTCTATCTTATCAATGCTTAGTGATGACTTGTTGGCCAATATTTGAGCAATAAGGTTGTTTCCGTTAGCAGTTACTTTTGCCAAGTCATATGCCATGTTAATTGCCTCCTTTTACATTAACTTGTTTAACCATGATGGACTGAGTCCCAACACCTACATATTCAATTAGTTTAGAATTGTTCATAAACGCAATTGTATTAATCGTAACTCCGTTTAGAGTAGCTGATGATAGACGATCCATGAGGATTATCAGTGATTGGCTTGATGATATTAAACTAGTTGGAAGGTTATCAATGTCAACAACCTGTGGGTTCCCAACCATTTTGGTACCATCCCAATGATAATCAGTATGAACTTTTACGCCTGAATTTACTGGCGATATTTGCAAAGCATTGCATATGATATTAATAATATCGTTAATGGTTCCACCAGAATGTGATGCTAAAATTTTTGTCTTAAGGATAAAACGATAAGTATCATCATTGGCTCCATATCTGGGTTGATGGATATCATCACCGATTTCGTCAAGTTGTTCTCCAACAGCCTCGTCAATTATCCATGAACTTTGAATCATTTCTGCCCCATTATCAAGCCAAAGCTGAAAGTCAGATAATACACGAATGACTGTATTAATATTGCTACCAGTTCCAACAGCCAGTCCTCGATCAAACATTTTAAATATTTGTGGATATAGTTCATCATAACTAGTTTGATACATAGTCAACCTCCACATTGTCGTCAGTAATAACTGGAATTTCGAAGGCTGTTAGTGCGATGTTATTAGTACTTAGTTTGTTCTTGTCGGTTCCAATCTCAATATCCGCGTAATCGATTCCATCAATCGCATAAATGTTAGAGAAGAATTGGTTAGTAACAACTTTGTCTCCCATCTTAAGACTTTCAATATAACCCTCAATTGCGGCTTTGACATCATCCGTTCCCTCAGATTGATCGAAGCTATCACTAACCCTAATAGATGCCTTGACGTAAATCGGTGTTTCCTGTGGTCTATCAAAGAAGATCGTTTGAATTGACCCAGAATCATCTAAAACTGTCTTGCTTAACGATCCATAAAGAGTAATCCCACCGCCTCCAACTCGGAAAATTGTATTGGCCACATCCTGATCAGTTCCCCCCTGTACATAATAATGAACTGTTTTTGGTGGGTTCCCATACGAATCATTATCGCTAATTGATGCATTATAGACACTTTTTACCGCAGTGACTCCTTGAGTGTTCATTAATGCAGTGTATACGCCATTAATTGTCCCAGATTCATTGGAGTTTGATGCCAATAGCAATCGGTTTCTAAAATCAAGATCTGTTTCCATATCTTGACCACCCTCGGCTGCCTGTGAATTGGTTACATTATCAATTTCTTCAACAGGCGACTGTTGGTTAACAATTGTACCTGCATCAACATTGTATTGTGATCCTAACTCGCTTGAAACAATAATTGTTGATCCGACTCCGTTTACATCAAGTTGACAGTCATCAACGGAATAAAATTCGTTACCATTGTCATCCATAAATACAGTTCCCGTTGGAATTACATATCCAGGTGTCCCAGTAAATGATAATGTTACGCTCGCAGGTTCTGCTTGTTTACGCATTAATCCATAATTTCCACCAACCCGATCAAGATTTACTCCCGTGGCTTGCAGAATATATCCCGAATCATGAACATTTTCACCGTTTTGATCAACATTGACGGCTATTTTGGCCAAAACTCGGGCGAGCGTTCCCCAAAATGACCTGGGCGATACATTGGTATCTTCTCCGTTTTCTCTTCGAATAAAGCCTTGAACGGTATCTAAAGCATCGTCATAATTCAGCGGCGTATAACCATTTTCATCAATCATTGACGACACCCGCCTCCCATACAACTTCTTTCAATTGATTCTTAACTTCAATAGTAATATAAATCTTTAATTGCCTTGAGTCTCTTTCAAAGCTAATATCATGTAAGTCATCAATTCTAGGATCTTCAAGCAACGTTTCTCTGATGGCAGCTGTTACAAATTGATCATGAACATTGCTTCCAATTACGGCCCCCCAGTCAAGGCCTTCATCGGTATCAAGAACCCAACCACCTTTGCGGGTATTCAGGGCGATCATACATGATTGTGCGATTTCATCAAGACCGTCAACCATTGCTACATTGCCTTTATCATCTTGCTCAAAATCGCCTTGATCATTTATATAGACATCTTTTGCCATTCAAACCACCTACTTTATATCGATCTTGCCAACGATAACGCCATCGTTAGCATCATGCATACGTTCGCTGTCAATCTTGTAGACACTATCGCCCTTGGCGTTAGAGGTATCTCGGTCTTCAAACACAACCACCACAACATCCCCCAATTGATAGTTGATTGTCATTTCTGCATAGAATGGCGCAAAACTATGTGAGTCGCCAATGTCATCGTGGTATTTGATCTTAATCGGGATAAATGATGCTTGCAGGCTCAGAAGCTGTGGCCGCTTGGTTCCATCCGAAAACAAAGCCAGCGGCTGAACATCGTAAGTTTTATCGGCATTCACCTTAACAATTTTGCAGCGAATGGAACCATGAATATCACTCATCACATCGTCCCGAAACACATCAAAAAATTCATTAACGTAGTCACGACTTTTAGTCATTTGGCACGCCTCTTTTTCTGCTTTTCCTTAAGCTTTTTTCGATTAGCAGCGTCCAACTTCGCTTTGGTCTTTTTATCTTTGGTTTCAGCTTTTTTGACCGAAGCTGAATTCTTCTTTTTGTATTTAGAGTAGTCAACCAGGTCAAGTGTTGATGTTCCTGAATCATCAGTAATAGAGGTTGTGCCGCTATTAATTAGTACCCAGCCACTCAAGGTTGTACTGTCGATATGGAAGATATACCCAACGGTAAAATACGGCCTAAAAAGAGCTACAACTTGATAGTGTTGTAGCCCATCATCCGAATCGTCTTGAGGTTCCGGCTCCCCAAGCATTCCGGTATCATAGTTCAAATAGAAGTTCGATTTTTTGTTCTTGGAATAATCCGCAATCTCCAATCGACCATTAGGATAAGCTATCGGTGTCTTACACTGCGAAGCAATACTTTTAATGGCACTCATCGGTTTTGCTTTAGCCGTGTAACCCTTGGTAAACTTCTTATCGTATACGAGTTTTAGCTTGTATATTTTGATTCCCGCCTCCTTGGCAATCTTTTTGATGATTGAAGAACCCTTGGTATTTTTTGCAAAAGATAAGGGTTTGTACTTAGTCTTTTTAGTTACCTTAGCTTTAGCAGTATGGTTAGCTTTTTGCTTAACATATTCTTGTCGTTTCTTTTTGGCAAAAGCATTTTTCTTGGTAATGATTGTATGCCCATAAGCTCGAAGCTGTTTGCTTGTAGCACCCGGATGGTTATCAATCCACTTACGGCGCTGTGCATTCATCTTGCTATTGTAAGCAGTGATTGTTTGGTCAAGCGTTTTTTGCGCAGAAATTGACCTTGAAGTAGTCGCCTTTTTCTTAACTTCAGGAAGTTTGTCATAATCACTGCCATCAACGATAGTGATTGTTGTGGTTTTTCCTGATGAATCGATTGTCGATGGCGTTGGTGTTGCCAATTTGCCTTCCATGATGATCCCAACATTATTTGTTGTTCCATCTTCATCATACCAACCGCCATATACTCTCGCATTGGCACCTTTGGTTAAATAATTTACGCCCTCAGCTGGAAAATTCAATACTGATACTTGGGTAGTTTCTTTGCTGCCGGATGAGTAAGAGGCTTCGATATCCATAGAAATGTTGTATGGAACTTTGGCGTAACTCTTGAGAGTTAATTTGCCTTTTTTGCCATCAATCTCAAGCCTTCGATAAAGCCTAACAAGTTTCATTGCTCATCACCCCAATCACTTGGGAGTGCATACTCGTTATCATCATCTGAAGGTTCATCTTCAATAAGTGAACTTCCCGAATCATCGTCAAGTAAATCAGAATTATCCGAATCATTTTCATCAACTTTGGCACTGCTTGGGTCCTCAATCTCCGGCGCTAGATCATCATAGTAGAGAAAGACTGATGTTTGGAAATTATCAATGCTAACTGTACTTTCTGCCCCTGTCTCGTCTAAAGGAACAATTCGCTCGCTTGGCAAGTTAGCATCATTGATATCCCACAATGGAACACCGTAAACGATCTTTTCACCAGTCACTAACGGATTATCATCAGAATCATAGAGGCTGAAGTAAAGATTATCGAATCTTTCACGATAGAAAAATTCAATCGTAAAATTTTCGGTACCAATGGGCAAAATAACGTAGTTTGGCATATCACTTGTATCAACAATTAACTTGTCTCTTAAACTCATAAAATGTGCCTCCTTACTTAACTCTTATCTTTACGCCTACCGGAATTGACCTATCAGGATACTTATTCCATTTACGTAGTTGAGCAACACTGACATTGTACTTTTGGGCGAATTTATAATACGTGTCGCCAGGCTTAGTAGTTACCGTCCTCACGGCACTCTTGCTATTTTTCTGCTTATGACCACTACCAGATTTTCTGTTAGCCTTACCCTTATTTTTCGATGAATTGGCTTTCTTTTTGACATTTGAATCAGCCCAATCAACCTTTTGCAAAGTAACGGTTAAAGGGATTTGATTAGTCAAATAGGTGTCGTGTGGCTTGTCAATTCCCGAGATGATCGCGTGTGGGAAAGACGTTTGCCCGATCAGTGATACTTCGGCTGTATTTTCAGCCCATTTTCTGATCCGTTCAAACTTTTTGATCAATGTGGGGATTGATCCGTCTTCCCCAATCAAAGCGCCACCAACGGATATGCTTTCAGTGCCAGCTTGAGTAACGGTATTTATCGGGGTGTGCTTTATAACGGCGGTTTCATTAACATTAACTGAACCAGAAAAGTCTTCACTGTCCGGCCATAAAATAGCGTAACTTTCTTTGCTGCCAGGGTTCACAGGCGTTATCCACGTCACATCTTTACCACCTGTTTCAGCCATCACTGCGGCGCCAATTGCTTTCTTCAGGATTGCCCGTTGTGTGGCTTTTTGAGCGGATAATGATTTGCTTTGGGCTTTTGAAAGCTTAGACTTGGCCGTAGCTTGTTTCTTTTTGAGCTTAGTTAAGGCACTATTTTGCTCTTGATAAACTTTCTTCAAGTTATCAAGTTGCTTTTTCAAAGATTGCTTTTTAGTTCCTGTTGCCTTGCTATATTGCTTAGTTACAATTGCGATTTTCTTTTTGGTACTTAAAACAAGTTTTTGCTGACTTTTAACATCCTTCGTGGCATTTTTATATAGTCGTGTATCTTTAACAATCGTTTTACTAGTCGACTGGTACTTTTGAAAATCACTTTTGGCCGAATTGAAAGCCGTTGTCGCATCAGCTAAGGCTTTCTTTAAATTATTCAATGCTTTTAAACGCTCACTAACCGTTGAATCAGCCGTCAGTGTAGGAATTGAAAATAGATAGTTAATTGAGTTCGATCCATTATCATTATTATTAAACGTCACTAAAACAGCAGATCCAGTTGAATAGATTCCTTCTGGCTCATTATAGGAATACTTCATACCATAGCTACTCGTTAGATAGCTTTTGACAAATTCCTTAGTATTTGTGTCAGCATTAAAACATCCAACAGTCGCTGGATCACTATTGGAATTATATGCGCCACTTTGCCAGAAAACATATGGCCAACTCAGTGATTGAGATTGCCATGTTTGCTGTCCAACACTAAATCCCATTGCTGACAGACTAACTGTCTTTTTAGGATTGCTTAAATTTCCTGGGTCACAAACGCAATAACTTTCCGCCGTAGTGTAGCCAACGAGGTTATTACTGGTATCATAATTAACTCGTAAAAGATCAGGTGAATTGTAGAGCGACGTTAATGAACTTGCGTCAATCGAAGCCCCAGGCTGATAAGCGAACTTACTTATTTGGTAACCATTATGCCTGACAGAAGCCCAGATATTCCCTGAGCCATCAATTCCGAACGAGGATCCGTGGCCCCCATTTTTAACCGTCATTTTAGAAACATACTTCATCGAACTATCCATCTGCTGATAGATTGTATTTTCTCCGGAACTATAGGAAATTAAATAGCCACCACCATACGGGATGCAATACTGGGAACCGACATATGGCGACTCGCCAACTACATATTGTGCCATGAGTTGATGAGCCGACTCATTTATATCGAGTCCGGCGCCATTAGCTTGATCATCGAGGCTATCTAGATAGTCGGTATTTGCCTGATCATACGCTGCTTTGACATTATTTAAAACGGAAAGCGTTGAATTATAGGCATTTTTAGCTATATCTGCCGTGGCTGCCATTAAATAAACCCTCCTTCTCTTTTAGCCATTAAGTTGCCAAAGATTGCCTGAACCTGTTCGTTGACCTGCTTGGAAATATCATTGGCAACTTTAGTTCCAGCATTTTTATCATTAGCATTAACTGTGATATTCATGTTCAAATTGACTGTAACGTTATTACCTTTACCAGAAGTAGGTTGATGCTTATCTGGCATGTTTTTGAGTGGATTATACTTTCTCAGGTTTTCCAAAAGTGCTTTGTGCATTTTCCTCTGCGATTCATTACTGAATACAGAATTTGATGTTTTGCTTCGAGCACTAATGGCAGAGCCAATCAAATTATCCGCATTAGGTTTCTTAGGATTGATGGCAATTTCTGGATCCTTCTCGCCGTATACATTTAGCTTACCTTTGGTTGACCAACCGCCGTTATTATGGAGTGCTGCTTGAATTTTGCGAGCGCCATTAACATGCTCTTGCGTATGACCGCCACGTTCCCACAGAGTAGAAAATTCAGTTGCCAAAGATGAAACCGATCCATTACCGCGTAAGACGCGCTTAAGAATGGCGCTATTCGCTCCATCACCGTGAAGTGCAAAATCAATTTGAGCTCCAGCATTTTTCCAACTCATATGATGTTGTGCAGCATATCTTCTTAAAGCAGGTCCACGATCGAGCCATTGCCCCAAGCCAAGGGCGCCAGCCGAGTTACTGATACCTGGATCCAATTGCGATTCAAATTCCCAGTTTCCCAGAACCGCTTCGATTCCTTTCTTAGTAGCTGACGGATAGGCTTTCTTAATTGCGTTATACAAAGTCTTCGCACGCGATTCGATACTACCAGAAACTCCCAGTGAGCCGATTGAACCGGCACTTCTTTTAAGGTGCTTACCAACCCATTTAAGTTGTGGTGCAATTTCTTTCGCAACTAGCTTTGATAATGCACTGCTATGCTTGGCGTTAGTTTTCTTATTTCCTTTGGAACTTCCACCCCGTAGCTTGGTAATATCAAACCAGCCATGAGTTGAATCCGGATTGTTTGAAAATGGATTACTCTTAGAAACACCAATATGGACATGAGTACCGGAAGAACCAAGTGCAGCAATTTTCTGACCAGTTTGAACATTTTGACCCATCTTGGCATACAGAGGGGCGCCAGAATTGTTTTTACCATTAAATTCCTGGTAAATAACATAGTAGCCATCACTTGATCTGGTAACTAAACTTTCACCAATACCGTTAGCTCCACCCCAACCAGATGGAGCACCACCTTCTCGAATGACTTTACCACCATGAACAGCATGAACAACGCGTCCGCCGGAGAAATCGACACCATCATGAATTGTAAGACCGCCAGGAGTAGCACCACGATAGCCAAATCCAGACGTTACAGAGAATCCAGAACCTGGATTATGTGCCCAGTGACCACCGGCACCGCTTCCACCACCATCGCCTCGGGCATTGTCCATCTGTCGCCATACTTCGGTCGACCAAGGATTACCATATTTGGTGGTAGATCGCTTGCTTAGCCCTTTAATAGCATTCCCAAGAACTGTATTAGACTTGGAAATATTTGATGAAAATTCATTTGCGAAAGCTCTGTTCGGATGGGCATTATTTTTACTAATAATTTTGTTGAGTTCAGTGTGTGAGACACCTGAACCTTTAGCAAAGTGCTGAATGCCCATTGAACGTCCCAATTCTTGGGTTTGTGATCCGTTAAGAACTCGGTCACGTTTTTTTAGGGGGATCAT